TTGTTACTGTTGGTGCAGAAGTATAACCTGTACCACCTGCCGAAACAGTAACTTTTTCGACGGTACTGTACAATTTATCGAAATAAACTACTTGACCATCATATGGTCTCGTATTACTAAGTCCTGAAATAACAAATTCATTGCTGTTTGCGGATGCATATGAAGTTACAATACCAGTAAATTGAGTAGAACTTACTCCATCTGCAACCAATGCATAGTTCCCAAACGAAGAGTTTGAGTTTGTCAGATCACATGCTCCACCCGATCCACAATAGACTGCAATATCGTTACAAATAGTGAATAGAGAAACTAATTGTGCATAACCACTGTTAGTAATAGAGACACCTATTCCACCTTGATTGTACTGAGTATAGCTATCAAGGACCATTGATTTTAAATTGCCACTTGCATGATTTCCATCAATTTTCATTCCAATGCTATTTGGAATGAAATTAGTACAATTTTGAATATATGGTGATTGTGTAATTGTTCCTGCACCTACTGGATTAAATGCAAATATTGCTTTTCCAGAATTTAGAGTGCCTGTATAAGACATCTCTGCAACATAGTTTCCATTTGTCACATAAAATAAATCAGAAGTTGCATTTTGTGGAGATACTGATACTTCTCTTAAACTATCTCCAATTATTGATACTTGTTCTGGAATTGAAAGAGGGTTATTCTCTAGATAAGATCCAGCACTAACTTTAATAACTGTTCCTGTTGTTGCTGCTGTGAGTGCTGCTCCGATTGTTCTTTTCGCGTCTCCAAGTTTTTTTCCTGTGTTTGTATCGCTTCCGTCTTGTGTGACATAAAGAATATTAGTAACTGTTGCTCCAGCACCAAGTCTTACAATATCGGTGCCAATTCCTGTTCTTTCTCTGCGGGCATATAACTCTGCATCATATGTATTAAGTCCAAGTTCTCCCAAAGGCAAATCACTTATCTGCGGTGATTTACCGGGAACTGCGGATCTTTTAATTCTAATTATAGGGGATGCCATTTAATGCAAATCGGTATATACCTCAAAGTTCAGTATAAATGAACTTTTATATATTTATCAATAATCTTCAGTCTGCTGAGAATCTTCAATTAAAGATTTTAAAGCCCTATTTTCTTCCGTTATACTTTCTATAATAGTTTTTAATTGATTTATCTGTGCCTCTAAAACAACGTTTTTAGTCAAAAGTTCAAAAGTTTTTTGTTGATAAACATTAATAACTTCTTTCAGGTCATTTTCATTCATATTAGTAAGTTCCGCAGTCAACTGTAATATTTTCTAATAATCTTTCTGTGCCTGAACAATTTATTATTGCTGATTGTCCAGCACAATCATTAATCCATATAGTAGAAACCTCTATTGGTGCATAGGAGGAAACTGTTATTTGTGGACTTGTTGTTCCAACTCCAACACTTTCTGATATTTGAGATCCAAATTTAAATCTAGAATCTGTTTGTTCCCAAATAAATGCTGACTTTTTAGATGAAGTTTGATAATAGTTGAATAAAATCCCCAAATCCCAAGTAGTAGTTGTGGATGGAGCAGATCCATCAACTACCCCAAGTTCAATTGTGCGGTCCTCTACTGTGATTGATGTTGTATTTACTTGAGTAGTTGAACCATTAACGTATAGATTTCCACTAACAGTAAGGTCTGAAGTGGTTTGTACATTTCCTGTAGAATTGGATATGCTAATTGCAGAAGTTCCATCACTGGCTTTTAGATATTGAGATCTTACCTCTCCAAAGGTGCCTATTCCACTATAAGATATATTTGTTCCAGATAGATTAGTTACAACTCCTACAGTACTGAATAGATTTTGAACCGTTGCAATTCCACTTACATTTAAATTTGTTGCAGTTGCATTTGTAATGGTTGAATTTGTATAATTTAAAGTCGTTCCACTTAAGTTGGTTGCTGTAGAAACTCCAGTATAATTTAAATTGGTTCCTCTTAGTGATGTAATATCTGCAACTGTATAATTTAAAGTCGTTCCACTTAAGTTAGTTGCAGTAGAAATTCCGGAATAATTTAAATTAGTTCCTCTTAGTGATGTAATATCTGCAACTGTATAATTTAAAGTAGTCCCAGTTAGAGTTTCTATTGTCCCAATTCCAGAATAATTTAGATTAGATCCTCTAATATTTGAAATCGTACTTACGCCAGTGTATAGTAAATTGTCTCCAGTTGCGGCATAAATGTTTCCTAAGTCAAAATTTAAAGTTGTACCATTTAGTGTAGAAATTGTACCTACACCAATAAAACTGTAATTAGTTCCTCTTAATGTAGTTACAATACCAATATTGGAATATAGATTAACAAAGTCTGCTGTTGTTCCATCAATAGTTGGTAAAGTTGCTATTCCCGAATAATTTAAATTAGTACCAGTTAATGTTGTTATGATTCCAACATTAGAATAGACAGTTGTAAAATCGGCAGTTGTACCATCAATAGTTGGTAAAGTTGCTATTCCTGAATAATTTAAATTAGTACCTACCAAGTTTGCTACAGTTCCTACACCAGAATAATTTAAATTGGTACCTACCAAGTTTGATACAGTTCCTACACCAGAATAATTTAAATTGGTACCAGTTAATGTAGTTACAATTCCAACGTTAGAGTAAACAGTCGTAAAGTCTGCTGTTGTACCATCAATAGTTGGTAAAGTTGCTATTCCAGAATAATTTAAATTAGTACCAGTAAGAGTTGGAATTGTGCCCACACCAGAATAATTTAAATTGGTACCTACCAAGTTTGATACAGTTCCTACACCAGAATAATTTAAATTAGTTCCTCTTAATGTAGTTACTATGCCAGTATTTGAATATAGATTAACAAAGTCTGCTGTTGTACCATCAATAGTTGGTAAAGTTGCTATTCCAGAATAATTTAAATTAGTACCAGTAAGAGTTGTGACTGTAGTAATTCCAGAAACATTCAGATTTGTAATATTTGAATTTGTGTAAGTAGCTGTAGTTCCTGATATTGTAGTAACCACACCAGTAACAATATTACCGGTTGTAAAATTGCCTGTATTATAGGTCGCCGTGGTGCCAGATAAAGTTGTAACTACACCAGTAACAATATTGCCTGTAGTGGCATTTAATGTGGTTAGATTGCCGGTATTATAGTTTGCGGTAGTTCCTGATATTGTGGTAACTACGCCAGTGACAATATTACCTGTAGTGGCATTTAGTGTAGTTAGATTGCCGGTATTATAGGTCGCTGTGGTACCAGATAAAGTTGTAACTACACCAGTAACAATGTTGCCAGTAGTTGCATTTAATGTAGTTAAGTTACCAGTATTATATGTTGCCGTAGTTCCTGATAGTGTTGTGACTACTCCAGTGACAATGTTACCGGTAGTGGCATTTAATGTAGTTAAGTTACCAGTATTATAGTTTGCGGTAGTTCCTGATAGTGTTGTGACTACTCCAGTGACAATGTTACCGGTTGTAAAATTACCGGTATTATAGTTTGCGGTAGTTCCTGATATGGTAGTAACCACACCAGTAACAATATTGCCTGTAGTGGCATTTAATGTGGTTAAGTTACCAGTATTATACGTCGCTGTGGTACCAGATAAAGTTGTGACTACTCCGCTTACAATATTTGCATTGGTTATATTTGAAGTTGTGCTATCTAAAGTTGTGATTGTCCCCAATCCACTTACTTTGAGATTCACTAATGTCAAATCTGTAGCTGTAACTACACCTAATGTGGATATACCCGAAACTACATGTATTCCAGAAGCAAAAGTTGCTATTCCAATAAATGTAGATATTCCACTTATTTTTAAATCAGTAAATGTATTTGGTGCATTTGAAACTGCCGTTTCAATTGTATTGATTGTAATAGCATCTAAAGATAATATATTTTGTAATTGTCTTTCGTTACTAATTACCTGAGTAGATCCAATGCTTACAGAAAATGCTGTCAGTATTCCTGTAGCAGAAATATTTCCATTAGGATCTAATCTTATATTAGTTATAGATGTTGATGGACCAACTCTAACAAATCCTTTATTGTATTGATTTCCATTGTAATCAACATACCAAGATGGTGAACCTACATTATTTAAATAGTAACCACCAGTTGTGGAATTTGTAATTACTGTGCCCGATTCTGGATAAAATAAACTTCCAGGAATCGAATCTGATCCATCAGTTATTCGACCTACGCTTAATTTTGCAACGGATCCATAACTTGCAATTCTTGTGTCTTTATATAAAGTTATAGAATCGCTTGGATTATTTGTAGAAATTCCTACAAATCCATTTGAAGACGCAGAAATTATGGTTCCGCCAACACCAACATTAAACGAACCTTGAACCGTTCCTATTCCAGAATAATTTAAATTGGTACCTCTAACATTTGAAATTGTACCTACACCAGAATAATTTAAATTAGTACCAGTTAATGTAGTTATGATACCAGTATTTACAAATAAATTTGTGTTGTATAAAGTGGAAACATTTGAAACTGTAGAATATAAAGTTTCTATAGTACCAATTCCACTATAACTTATATAAGTTCCACTTAAATTAGTTACAATACCTGTATTAATGTTTGAATATGTTGAGTTAAATGAAGCAATAGTGCCAATACCAGAATAATTTAAATTTAATCCTCTTACATGTTGAATTGTTGAATATTCACTATTAAATAATGGAATAGTTCCTATTCCAGCAACAGTAAAATTATTACCTACATTTAAATTTGTGCCTATATTTACACTTTTCTCTACACCCAATCCACCCTCAATTATTACAGCTCCAGTATCTTTGCTATAAGAATCTGCTGGATTTGTGAATGTTACAATTCCACTTAAAATTGGAATATTTGTTACCCAAGATAATGATCCGCTTCCATCATTAAGTAAAACGCTATTTGCTGTTCCTTGATCAGCTGGAAAATAATATGTTACTGCAGAACCAACAGCAGAAGGTGCAGCGAGAGTTATGTAATTTGAACCGTTTGTTGAAGCCTCTACAAGATTAATTCCACTGCCGCGTGTGCTTTCGTCTTCTCTTGTCCAATATCTATGAGATCCAAAGAATTTATTTCCAGATACAGTGGTATTAAAACCTACAAAAAGATCAAAGTTATTAAGAGAGAAAGCTGGTTCACCGGGCTTTAATGCGGGAACTGTGCCACCAATCCCAGCATTGCCCCTTTTAAACCGAAGTAGTGATGAGGCCATATTATTCTATCTTTTAAATATTTATTGACTAGAATACTCCACCATCTACATCAATGCGATTATCGAGATCTGCATCTAAAGTGTTTAAGAAATCTTCTGGTAAACCGGGTTGCACACTTGCTGTAGTTGAAGCTGCAGAAAGAACTCCATCGGGGTCAACAATTGTAAATTTATTCAATACACTATCATATACTACTACATAACTATTTTTGTTTGAATTTGGATTGTCCTTAGATATTCCTGGAAAAGATACATCCAACAATTCCTGAAAGTAATTTGAAGCCATGGCTTTTTCTCTGGTTACCTTAAACCCGGATGTTTTATTAAATTTTACATTATATGACATGCTTCCTATAGTCATTATGCAGATACCGTTGGTGATACTAGGGCCATTCCTTCAATAACTCTTGTTTTTTGTCCATATCCAGTAGATATAATTACAATATCATAATAGTTTCTTCCCTCAGATAACTCGCTAGTTATTGTACTGCCCATGGATATGAGTATTTTACCAATTGCAGGTGTAATAGAAACTGAAAAGGACTTTGAAATTGTTGATGAAGGAAATTTTTTTATTTTTGCCACGGCAGTATATCCAGATAAATTGAATGCAGATCCGTCTGGATTTGATATTGTGAATGAATTTTCAAAGTCAACACCTTTTTCTATTGTAATATTGACTGCTGGTACTGCCATTTGTTTTTTTAATTATTTATCATCATCTTCTTTGGATCTTTTCTTTAACAACTTTGATAACTCTGCGGTAGATCCAACAAACAATGCGTTTGTGACATTTGTTGGTCCATTTGGTTGTTTAACCTGTTCTATATCTTTTAATTTCTTTTGCAAATCCATTAATTTGTCTGTTGCGTCCGCAACATTTTTTATCAATTGACCAGCAACTTCATATGCTCGTGCTTGTTCAGTTTCTTGAGCTAATTCTAAAATTCCATTTATTGCTTCTTGTCCTTTTTCAATAATAGAATACAAATTTCCTCTAGTATATTCATAATCTTTTTTTACATCATTGGAAAAGGATTCTATCTTCTTTTCCTTATCAATTTGTATTGAATTATCAACTTCTACATCAACATGTACAATTTCGTCCGAAACGTTGAATGTATTATTTAAATCTTCAAATTTTTTTGTCATTTTCATTTTATGCTATCGAATCGCTAAATCCAAAATCATCTCCAACTTCAATTAAAGCATTATCTGCTTGAGTAATTTTGTTTATAACAGATCCAAGAACATGTGGAGATGCAATTGTTGAATCTGATCCACGTACAACTTTTAATGTATTTCCAGTAATAGATTTTACATACATCTCTTCTTGATCAATTGTTATGTAATCTCCTTCGGATATGGAAGAAGAACTCTCAACATTTATGGAAGTTTGATCTGATGTAATATCCTGGGACAAATTGGTTATACTATTGTTTGTATAACTCTGTGTTGCTCTAGGTTCAACCGCATAAGTAATTTCTCTTGTAGGAGTTTTTGTAGTATCTCCTGCAACATATCCAATAGAAACTTTTTTGATAATATCTGAAGAAACTGAAGTAGAAACTGGTCCAAACAAATAAGTTTTTGCAGTAAATCTTAACGTATAGATCAAAACCCTTCTTGAAGAGTAATCGCCTTCATAATTATCTTGCATTTGAATTCCTTCGAATACGATAGGAATATCCCTTTTTTCTCCAATTTCATCTACTAAATCTATAGACAAATTATATGAAGGTTGAAAATATGGTAAAATTTGTTCCACTATTTGTAACATATCATCGTTTAATCTTGTAAATATACTCAATTCAAAATACAAGTTATATGGAACTGGCATATATGCCTTTCTTTTATCACTTTGATTTGAAGCGGAACTTGTTAAAAATGTTTGAACCGTAGATACTTTTCTTGCAGAATCATATGATATGCCATTAAGTTCAAATGACATTCTTGGCACGGTAATTTGTATTGGCTTGTTTAGATCAGGAACTTGCTCAAGCCTTGCTAAGAATTTTTGTGTCGGACCATATGCAAGAGGTACTTTAATCAAACTTACTGTTTGATCTTGGTCATTTTTATGTTTTATTCTTATTTCGTTAAATATTGATCCGAATCCGATGATTGTTTTTCTTAGAATCTCGTGATAAAAATATTCAAACATTTTTTGTTCTCTTACTTATTAATGATTTGAAATCATTATAATTGTAACCTATTTATACTAATAAAATTATGCTTCTCCAAAAGGATTTGTTTCAGTAAAATCAAAAATATTATCTGATTCGGATTCTATTTCTTCATTCTGTGCATATGGATCACTAAATTCATCTATTGGTGCATTGCTTACCTTATATGAAGCATTGCTCGTAGACCCAACTATCAATTCTCCCAGTTTAAATGTGCCAGTAACATTAGAAATTTTTAATTTAGATGTAGTAGAATTCCATTCCCTAACTATCGCTTTAGTTCCACTAATACTGCCAATTATTTCTTCATTAAATGTATAAGTTCCAACCCCTACCATATCTGGAGAGGAGAATGTTATTGTTGGATTTGAAGCATATCCAGTACCTCCGTCTCTTATTCTTATTGAGGTTATCTTTCCAGAAGAATCTATTACTGCAATAGCTTTAGCTGTAACTCCTGTACCAACTGGTCCACTTATAGTAACCGTAGGTGCAGTAGAATATCCAGATCCACCAGAAACTAAGGTCACAATACCAACAATTCCATTTCCTATTGTCGTGGTTGCAGCTGCTCCAACTCCACCACCACCAACAAATACAACGTTTGGTGCTACCGTATATCCTGCACCTGCATTGATAATATCAACACCTTGAACTCGTAATGATTTAGATCCATTGCAATTTACAATATTTCCTATCATTGTTGCAATTCCAGTTGCATTGACACCACCCTGAGCAGCTGGAACCGCTGAAGATATTGCCACAATTGGAACACTTGTATAACCTTCTCCCCTATTAGTCACAGTTATGGATCTTAGTCCTCCATTAACAATATGTGCAGTTGCCACAGGAGTTGATCCTACACCAACCAAAGATAAAGTTTGAATCTGTCCATATTCGACAATATTATTATCTAATTCTTCTATGCCAGTATCGATAATTTCGTCTTCGTATATAAACAGTTCACAAGTTAATTCATAGACATAATTTTTTTGTAATTGGTAGAATGGCTTTTCATGCTCTACAAATTTTATTTCAAATAATCTATCACCTAAAGGAAAATAAACTAAATCACCTTCTTTAGGTCTTGTTGAAAGTTCAATATTTGGTTGACCATT